TGGCTATGGCTCTGGCTATGGCGATGGCTATGGCTCTGGCTCTGGCTATGGCGATGGCTCTGGCTATGGCGATGGCTATGGCTCTGGCTATGGCTCTGGCGATGGCTCTGGCTCTGGCTCTGGCTATAAATTATGAAATGGTTTTTGGATACCGAGTGTTATCCAAACTATTTTCTTATCGTACTCAAGTCTTTAGATGGTCAGATATTAGAGTTTGAGTATGATGAAGAACATCCTTTTACATTTAAAGATGATTTAAAGAAAATATTTTGTGATAAGCAGAACATTTTAACAGTAGGGTTTAATTCAAGACGCTATGATATTCCTATGATTAAACAATTGCTTAATGATGGGAAAGTAGAGCCAAGAGACCTTAAAAGATTATCTGATAAGCTTATATTATCAGATAATAATTTTGATGTAATATCAGAAAATAACGGGTGGACTCCTAAAACTTGGAATCACATAGACATTATTAGGGTTCTTCCTAAAGGAGCTTCGCTTAAAATGTTTGGTGCAAGAATACACACTAATAAATTGCAGGACTTACCTTTTGACCCTGATAGGATATTAACTAGAGATGAGAAAAATATTTTAAAGCAGTACTGCCATAATGACGTTGATATAACAATAGCTTTATATTTAAAAATACAAGAAGAACTTAAGCTTAGATGGGAAGTAGGAAAAGAATTAGAAATAGATTGTAGAAGTAAGTCAGATGCAGATATAGCAGAGATTTATTTTAAAAATAGATTTTCAAATAAAGTAATTCCAAAATCTAAAAAATTAAGTTTTAAATATGAGATACCACAATATTTATCGTACACTAATCAAAATATTATTAGTATTTTAGATGAGATTAGTAATTTTGAATTTACTGATAACACTGATTTAAAAAAAGGAATCCCTTTTGTAGGGAAAGAGATTAAAACCAAGAGTAATAGTTTTACAATAGGAATAGGAGGATTACATTCTAAAGAAGAGAATAAAGCAGTTATAAAAGCTGACAATGAGTTTTTAATAGATGTTGATGTTACATCCTATTATCCAAGTATAATAATAAATAACAATATTTATCCAAGTAATTTAGGACAAGATTTTATAACTGAATATAAGAAATTACGGGATAAAAGATTACAAATTAAAGATAAGCAGAGTACTCATTCAAAGTTTTACAAGATCGTACTTAATGGAACATTCGGCCGCTTAGGATATAAGCAGAGTATTTTGTATGATCTGGAAAAAATGATACAGACTACTATAACAGGTCAGTTATGTTTACTGATGTTAGTTGATATGTTAGAAGTTGGTGGTTTTGAAGTAGTATCTGGTAATACTGATGGACTTACTATAAAAGGCAATGTCAATTTTATAGATAAGTTTAAAACAATACTTACAAAATGGGAAAAGATAACAGGTTTTGAGTTAGAACATACCGAGTATAGTAGAATTTATATAAGAGATGTAAATAATTATATGGCAATAAAAACTGATGGTAGTGTAAAGACTAAAGGTTTTTTAGCAAGTAATGATTTATCAAGAAATGCACATCTTGGAATAGTAAAGAAAGCTGTTAGAGACTATCTATTAAGTGGAACAGATATTGATACAACAATTAGAAGCGGTATTAAGGAAGATTATATTTTAACCAAGAAAACCAAGTTTGGAGCTAAGTTTAGAGATAATTATCTTGGCAAGGTAGTTCGTTGGTATTATAGAACTGACGGGGATTATATTTTAAACATGAAAGGACACAAAGTACCAGATGCTAATTTATGTTATCCTATCATGGATTTGAAAGACAATATAATCAATGTTGATTATGAAAGGTATAAAAAGGAAACAATTAAAACATTAAAAAGTTTAGGAGTTAGTATATGACAAGGAGAAAAGAGTTACCAGATATTCCAGATAAAGAAGTAAAAAAAGTTAAAACAACTTTAACACAAGAAGATGTTAAGGAATTGTTTGAGTATAAAGATGGGGATTTGTATTGGAAAAATGATATTTCTACTGGGAAGTATATTAAAATAAAAGCAGGAACTAAAGCTGGTAGTATTAATTGTATAAATAAAAACAGAAATTATTATAAAAGAGTTACTTACCAAAGAAAAGATTATAAAATACCACAATTAATATTTTTAATGTTTTATGGTTATATTCCTAAATATGTAACTTATAAAGATAGTGATAGTTTAAATACAAAAATAGAAAATTTAATTGAAGTTAATCATACTGATATAAATTATAGAAGACTAATCTCTTCAAATAATAAAACTGGTTATGTTGGAGTAAGTTTTTGTAATAAGTATGACAAATATAAATCTGCAATAATTAAAAATCGCAAATATGTTAATTTAGGTTATTACAATACACCAGAAGAAGCTTCAAAAGCTTATGAAGAAGCAAAATTAAAATATCATGGAACTTTTTTAGATAAGTGTAAGGTTACTAATGGATGACAAACTAAAAGAGCGTTTAATCAAACGATTGCAAAAAATACCAAAGTCAGAAAGTCTGGAAAATAGAAAAATTGCGTTAGAAAAAGATTTGGAAAAAAAGATAGTAACTAAAGCTAAACAACTTGGTTTTCTATCGTATAAGTTTGTCTCACCAAGTAATAGAGGTGTGCCAGATAGGATTTTTATAAGTAAAACAGGTAAGGTGTTTTTTATAGAGTTCAAGTCCGCAAAAGGTAAGCTTACTAAGTTGCAGGAAAAGAAAATATCGGAATTAACTACGAATAAAGCTGATGTATTCGTAGTTAATTCCGAAGAATTAGGGTTAGAAATATTAACAAAAATAATGAGTGAGGGTTAAATGAATAAAGAAAATTTAGAAGAATTGCCAAAATTTCCTTGTGAAAATATAAGTGAATTAAAAACATTACTATTTTTAAAATCAAAGTATTTAAAAAAATTTAATTTTGAAATGGATGTTTATATAAAATTTAAAAAAGTAAGCGAATTATATGAAAATGATTTAGGGGATAAATTTTATGATAGTTGTATGTTAGAAGTAGATATGAAAAGAACTTTAGAAATAATTTATAAATTAGATCATTTAATTCACAATATAGAATTAGGTGAAAATGTATTTAGTTTAGACGATTATAAAAGTTATGCAAAATACATATTAAAGCGTGATGAAAATATTAATGTGTGAGGGTTGTATTTTTATAGCTTGAAGATGTGGAATGTTAAATGTTGAGATTAGATATTGTTAAATAACAACTTTCCACCAAGATGTCTAAAACACTGATTTAATAAGCATTTCAAGTTAGAGAATGTTAAATGTTGAAGCTATAAAATGTTAAATGAATCAAACCTATACCATTATCAACAAGTTGTAATTAAAGCTATTCTTGATAAGAAAAGAATACTTGTTAATCAGGAAATGGGACTTGGTAAAACTATAGCTGCAATAACGGCTTTTACAAAAGCATTACATAATAGAGAAGTTAAGAGATGTTTAATCATAGCACCTTTAAACGTAGCTAAAACTACTTGGGTTAATGAGCTTTCCAAGTGGGAACATACTAAAGACTTAAAATATACTCTTGTAATAGGTGATGAATATAAAAGGCAGAAAGCTTTATACACTGAAGCTGATGTTTATATCATCAATCAAGAAAATGTCGCTTGGATGTTTCATAAAGGTTATAGAAAGTTCGGTTTCATTATTGTTGATGAGAGTTCTGGTTTTAAGTCCCATAGTTCCAATCGTTTCAAAGCATTAAAACATTTCATCTCAATTTATATGGTGCTTCTTACAGGTACACCTTACCCTAACGGGTTTATGGACTTATGGAGTCAGATATACTTAATTGATAGAGGTGAACGACTAGGTAAATACATTACGCATTATAGAAACTCATATTTTACTTATGATGAATATAAGCGTAAGTACATTTGCCTTTATCCTAACACTATTCTTGATAAAATTGCAGATATAACTATTTCAATGAAAGTAGAGGACTATTTAGAGTTACCTGATAAGATTTCAGAAATAGTAAAAGTAGATATTGATAACTACGATTTGTATAAGGATTTTGAGAAAGAATATTACCTTAGAATTAATGATGAAGAGATATCAGCAATGAACGCTGCTGTGTTATCGTCAAAATTACTTCAATACTGCAATGGAGCTGTTTATAGCAGTGATAACGATGGTTCATATACAATCATCCATGATAATAAAATAGAGTATTTAAAAGAGTTTATAGAACTTTATCATGATGAAAATATTCTAGTAGCTTATAGTTTCAAAAGTGATGAGGAAAGAATAAGAAAAGCTATACTAGGTAATATTAATCTTGTTACATTAAAAAGAAACAACGCAAAAGAAACTGTAAAACAATGGAATGAGGGAAAGATAAAATTATTACTTTGTCAAAGCGGTACTGCAAAAGGACTTAACCTGCAACAAGGTGGTAGAATTATTATCTGGTTTGGTATCACCTATAATTTAGAGCATTATTTACAGTTCAACGCAAGACTTCATAGACAAGGTCAAACTAAACCAGTTCTTATATACCACATTGTTGCAAATAAATGTAAGGATGAAAAAGTTATGGAAGTTTTGGCTAATAAAAATGCTACTTCCGAGATGATTTATCAGGTGTTAAAAAACCCTAATTGAGAGGGTCAATTAGGGTTATAAACCTTAGTTGTATACTCGCCATTGTGGTAGCGGAACCTTACTAAGGTTTTATACAAACAAAAACATTAATTTTTTATTAAGGAATTATAAAAAATTAGATAACAGATAAATATGTTATACCACAGTTACTTAGCTAAGTCAAGCCTGTAAATATCATATTTCACATTGAAAATATAAAGCTCATTTAACCAGTTATTGATATTATCACAAGAATTGCGAGGCATACATACCTTTTTAAACTCATTTATGACATTATCGGTTAATAACGGCATAGCTGGTAAATTGATTTGAGGTATATTATTTCTTTTTAGGTTTGCACAACCGCTCAAGAGAAGTATCAAGATCAGTATGTTCAATGTTACTAGTGGCTTCCATGACTTTATTTTGTACATCTATAACCCTATCTTTAGTTGTTATGTCTTGTTGTAGTTGTTCTTTTTCTACTTTTAATGTTTTATTTCGGTTAAATAGGTATAAAGTTATAAAACCTGTTATACCGAGTAATATTTCTTTTAAATAAGTAAAAAATAACATTTAACTTAACCACAACTTGATTTCTTCTTCACGTCTGTTAGCTAATCCTTTTGATACCTTACCATTAACATAAGACCATCTTCTAAACTGATCTGGTACTTTATCAAATAATCTATCATTTACAAATTTAAGTAATGTAGATTTTTGAAAATTACCAGTGCCTATATTATAGATAAGGCTCATTAACGCATCAAATTGATTTTGATTGATGTTTACTTTAAGGAAACTGTTTAATGATTTTTGGCGAGGTTCTAAATCCTTTTTAAGTAGATTTTCAGCTTCTCTTCTAGTCATAGGTTCTTGAAAATGTTCATCAGCTAAAATTACATGACCATATCCTATTGTAGCTTTTCCAGCTGGACAGATATATTCTTTATTGCTAAAGCCTTCAAATTTTTTAATTAAATCTAGACCTTTTTGTGAAATAATCATGGAACGGGTGTGAAATCTACGTCTAAGCCTGCGAACATCTTGGTAACAAGCTCACCCAATTGTTCTAGAGCATTATCGTTACCGAATATGTAATGTGAAAAAGCGGCTATTGCTATTAAAAATCCTACCCAAAAGTATTTATTTGTAATAGCTTCTATAATAAGGTTTTTAAAATAACTAAACATCAATATCACTTATTTCTGTTCCATCGCCAGTATCAGTATGTAAGCCTGATATAGCGTTTAAAATCATACATATTGATATAGCTATCTGACCGAATGATTTTACAAAATGATCTAGATCATTTGCCATCGTCAGTAGGATTAAGGTTAGAACATTTACAATTACAAGATTCACTGTTATTAAATTTACAGATTTCATTCTTTTTATTATCTTGTAAAAGATGTTCATTTTTTAATATATTTATATAATATTGAGCTGAAGTATATTTTAATTCATTAAAGGGTAAATAATTATATGTAAAAAATATAATTATTTTTAAATAAAAATATTCTAATAATCTTTTTAATATCTAGTTTTGATGTTACTAAACACCAAAAAATAGATGACATTAATAATAAAAATATACTAATTAATAAATATAACATTATTCAAATTGTAAAGTAGCTTCTCTAGAAGCCTTTTCATTATACCACTTACCGTCATTTTCACGAATACGCTTTTTATTGAATTCGTCAAATTTTTCAGTACTATAAACCTTAGGATATTGTGATTCAGTGGTTCTTTTCACAATATCGTTAGCAGATTGTATCATAAGTTTTGTAAAAGATAAACCATTATCTTCTTTATTTGCAGCTTTTATTAGTTTCTGCACCATTTTTTCATCAGTAGCAGCGTTAGCAAAGCTTCTAGCTATCCAGTTTTTACCTAATAAAGCTCCAATAGCACCTCCAATTCCTTTTAATTGATAACCGCCTACAGCGTAAAGGGTTTCATTTTTAACTCTATGTAGTATGTTTTCCATAGGTCCGCCTAATTGTTGAACTGATAAATAGCTTCCAGTAAGGTTATCTTTTATATATGCTTCATGCATTTTTTCAGCAACTATTAATAAATCTTTTTTAAACTTATTATATTCCGTTTTACTACCAAATATACCTATAAGTAGATCATCATTTCTAAGTTTATCACTCATTGCATCGTATAAATTAGGACCTTTTAATTTTTTATTTTCATTAAAAACATCTTTTAATAAATATTCATACCCAGCTAATTTTCTAAGACTTTTTACTAACTCTTCCCCGTATTTTTCACCTTGTAATTCTTTTCTAATATACGATGATAATTCGTCTATACCTTTTCTAGAATTTATTTTTTCCAATATCATTTCAACGGCGTTATTACCATCTTTTAATAATGGGTTTTGAGATATTTTACTAAAGTACTCTAAACTTTTAGCAATTTCCAATGAACGATCTTTTAAATGTTCAAAAGATTTTTCAGGTAATAATGCTTTTAATAGTAACATTTTATCTTCATTGGTAAAATATTTATAAATATTTTCATAACTAATAGTATTTGTTTTTTCTGAAGAATATCCAAATTCTTTTGCAAAGATGTTTTGTACTTTAAGTCTTTTTAAGTTGTTAAATAATAAAATAGAGTTATTTTTTTCTTTAAGTGAAAAAGAACTATTAAATATATTATTTAATTGTGCAATTCTTTCAGGATTATCTAATTGCCTAAATAACCACTCTGGAGTTTGTTTGTTTTGTACTGCTTTTACAATATCCAATTTTACCAAATTGATATATTGATTTTTATAAAAATCATCGGCATCTAAAGCATATTTATATAAATCAGGATTTTTTATAGTCCCATCTTCTACACCTAATTTTATTGTTTCATCACAAGCTTTAGTTAATTGTGTTAATACCTTTTTCTGATTACCTGAAATAAACCCAGAGTTTACATGTTGGTTTATTGTTTCTTTTAATTTAAAAACATAATCAGGACCAACTGTTGATAAACCGCTTTCCTCTTGTAAAAAAATATTTTCTTTTAATTGATTAAAAAATCTAAATTGCTTTTCAACATCTTTAGATACATTATGCACAGTACCTATTGAAGTACCTTGAGAACCTGCTATATCAAATTCTCTTCGTAATTGTTCAGCTGTTTTTAATATTAAAGACGGGTTAATTGTATCAGTTTCACTAATAGCATTATCTCTTAAACTATATTTATAATTTTTAACATTCTCATATTCACTAACTATATGTTCAATTTTACTCTTACTTTCAATTAAACTATTTTTTAAATTATTATCTTGTATGGTAGGTATTGAAAAACCTGTAATTTTATCATTAGATTGAATTGGAAACTCTGAATTAATATTATATTTTAAACTTGAAACTGAATCGTCTGCTATTTGATCTAAATCAGGTTTTTTAAAAAAACCTTTAGTAATTCTTTCAGCTACAGTTCTTGGTAATGTATCTTCACTAACAATTTCAGGTATTTTACCAAAACTTTTTTCAAATTCTACTGTTAATGCTTTTATATATTCTGCTCGTACATTTTCCATATATTCATTATAAACTGCTGATGGAAGATAATTAGCAACTGCATTAGGTCTAGTATAAGATTGTGTATAAATAGTTAGTGCTGATTTTGGAATACCAAGTGCATCAAAAGATTGTATTGCCCCATTATCTAACTTAGCTCTTTCAGCTCTTGCAATAATATAATTATAAGCAACATCTCTAGGCATTGTTGTAACTTCACTAACAGAATTAGTAACATCTTTTAAACTAGGAATTTTAGCTTTTAATTGATTGAATTTTGCATTAGTAGGATTAGCAATAAATTCAGCAGCAGACATAATAGAATTACTTGTTGATTTAATACTATTTACAAAAGGCTTTTCTAGTTTATCAACAGTTACTCCTCCAAGAACAAAAGATGCTAATCCTTTTGTAAATTTCATAGCCTCGCTGTCATCTGGTTTTTCAACCATTTTCTCTATACCTCTACCTGCTCCAAAAGTAGCTGCTGTTTTACCTAATGATTGTGAACCGAATTGTAAGAAATCATTTATCTTATTGAGCCAAGGTGCTTTTAAAGGAGCAAGTCCTTTAGGGGTCATCTTAACAACATTTACAACATTGTTTATTCCCCCTGTTGCAGCAGTCATTCCTGCCCACTCAACACCCTCGTTAATTCCTTTACCTACTGATT